TATGGTTCGGAAAGTGTTACCTATACGAGCGGTACTACAGGAATTACGGCTAAGGGTTATGAGATCAAACTAACCACTTGCCATTGCATGTCCCAAACGCTCACTGGTCGCAAGTGTGAAGAAAAAAGTGATTGCTTTGAGTTTGTAGATATGGGAGGTTACCCAATAAAGCAAGGAAGCGGTAATTATACAACTTCCACTGGAGATAATCGCCAATTTTCATCAAATGTGCCTCTGGATATGCTAAAAGAGTTGATAGATTTTGAGCTTTCAGTGGGTTTTAGGTGTTGTAAGCCTGCGAGAAATACTGGTTGGCCCCCCTGGGTTCCTCCTTTTGTGCGAGAATGGGAGTGGGGATTTTGAGGAACTTAGGTTAGAAATAAAAAAATGGAAAACCCTCCTGAAGATAAACCTAAAGCATGATTGATAAAAAAAACAAGGGATACACGAATAAGGGACCTAGATACTTTGAGAAGTTAGGTTACTTTAAGAAGAAGCTTAAGAACTTCTTTATAACAGAATCTAAAAGAAAACTCAGTAGGAGAATGAATCATGGACCGAAATGAAGGAAAATTAAGAGCGCGGCTTGCTAGAGCAAAGGGTGGACACCGTAAGGTTCTCCAAGGTAGGTTGGATGCTATGATGGCTCAACGAGCCCAGAGCCAACCCCCCAAGGCAGTCCCAGTAATTACCAAGAAAGCAGCCAAAAAGGTTGCTAAGAAGAAATAGACCAATAGCGGATTCGGTGCTATACGCCTTTCTGTGTTTGGGACTTCGCGCCGAGACTCCCTACTAGCAATAGTGGGGAGTTTTTTTATACTTGCTTAATGATCCACCCACTCAAGGTCGAAACACCTCCGACCCTATTCGCAAACTCATGACGGTGGTTCCCGTCCATTAATTCTAACAATCCCTCAGGAGTCTCATAGATTAGAATAGCATCCTTTTTATATTCAAGCCAAGTGGAGTCTTCTATAGGTCTTATGGGCTGTAGATATCTAACAATATCATGCAGGGGGATATGTGCCTCGTACCGCATTTCTAGTATTGCTTTGCCTAGCAGGTTTGCCATACGGTATTGCTGCTCTGAATCGGGGTCTTTGCGCCAGTTACCTACGCACATGACATAACTGCATTCAGAGATAAGCTGGTGTCTCTCAGACTCATCCTTATTGAACCCATGTTCTATTACTAAATCCATTAAACGGTAATGTTCTTCAGAATCCCTTCGAATTTTATGATCAATTAAACCTTGTATACGAGATTGTAGGTAATTTTTACATTCTAGGAGCAGGGGTTGGTCCTGTTTGGCTCCAATTCCAAAAATTTTGACCGTATTTCTGATTAATTTATTAAAATCATCATTTAAGGGGTGCGGCCATCGGGTGTTTTTCTGTCCACCACCTGTGTAAGGTCTATCCATATCAATTTTACTCTATTAGTTCTAAGGGGAGTTCATTATTTGCTATAAATGCCTCCCTATTCTTGTGCCAGGAGTCCCTTCCTACTAACTCCCCTCTAGAATTATGTAGGATGTTCAAACCGACAACCTTATTAGTGAATCCTTTAAGAAAAGCTTGGGAAGTGTAGTGAATATCGTAAAAATCCCACTCTCCTTCAAAGTATTTTGGTTTTTCTAAGCCAATTTCATCAATAACTCGGCGTTTTGCTGCTAGGAATAATCCATCAAGTACAACGACATCCCCAGGCTCCCCGTAGTGAGTTTTATACTCCTTTCCTTGGGGATCTATATGAAATACTGTGCCTCTGTGCTTGCCTCTCTGCCACCTAGTCTGATCCCACCATACTGCATCAGTCCCTAGCTGCATTGTCCCTGCTGGGCCTACAAACCCCATCTCTGGGGGTTCTAGAGCCTCCTTTAGCTTTGCGACAAAGACCTCAGGACTTTCTCTAATCTCAATATCATCGTGACAGAATATTGTTATGTCTTCGGGATCAGGATTTACCTTTTCAAAAGCACCTTTATAGGCTGAAAACAAGGAATCCGCTTTAGATAGGATGTATACAGCAATATTACAAGCACATAAAAAACTAACTAATTTGTTCGTAGTTGGAGAAACCTCATTCCTATCTCTAGTACATATAATAGCGTGTATGTTCATATACTATAATATATTAAACAGATGCGGTTTTTATGGAAAAACAAGATTTATTAGAAGAATTTAAGAAATGTGCAGCCAGCCCCCTGTACTTTATCTCTAATTACATCAAAGTTACGCATCCTGTTCGTGGGCTCGTCCCGTTCGAACTGTATCCATTTCAGGAAAGGATCTTGCAAGACCTGGAAGAGAACAGGTTTAATATTCTTCGTAAGTTCCGTCAGGCAGGATGTACTACCTTAGCCGCAGGGTACTCTCTGCACATGATCATTTTCCACAAGCATAAGCAGGTTGTTATCTTGTCCAAGGGTGATGCAGAATCAACGGAAGTTCTAGATAGGATTAAGCTTATGTATGATGAGCTTCCGTCTTATTTGAAGCCTGGGATTCAAGAGGATAACAAGCACACGCTTAAACTCATGACGGGATCTACTATCAAGTCCAGACCGTCAGGGAAGCAATCAGGTAGATCCCTTGCAGGATCCCTACTAATTATTGATGAGGCTGCATTCATTGATAGCATTGATACCATCTGGGCTGCTGTATACCCCATTATCTCCACAGGAGGTAGGGCCTTTGTTCTGTCCACGGTTAACGGCGTTGGTAATTGGTATCATGATGTTTACCAAAAAGCTCTAACAGGAGATAACTCTTTTAATCCTATCGACATCAGGTGGCAAGAGCATCCTGAGTATATGTACAACGAGGATTACAGCCACTTGTATGAGGAGATGGCAAAGAAGGGTTTGGACATCCAAAAGTGGGAGGAGACTACTAGAGCTAACTTGCCTATGAAGCAGTGGTTGCAGGAGTACGAATGCTCCTTCCTCGGAACAGGTGACACCTACATTGAGGGGGAGGTTCTTAAGCAGATCTCTTCTCAGACAAGTGAAGAGTACATTACTAAGTACAATAATCGAATGCGTGTTTGGCAGGAGCCAAAACCTCATTATACATACCTCATTTCCTGCGATGCTTCCTTAGGGCGAGATAGAGATTATTCAGCATTTCATGTGATAAATATGTACAACGGGCAGCAAGTTGCAGAGTTTTATTCAAATAGAACCCCAATAAATGATTTTGCTAAAATATTATTCAACGAAGGTACGCTATATAATGTAGCTCACATCATATGTGAGCGAAACACTATTGGAAATAACTTAATCGACTGGCTCTATAATATCTATGAGTACGAGAATCTGTGGGCAGATGACAAAGATGATCTCGGATTTCAGGTTACAGCAAAGAACAGAGAAAGCATACTAGCACAACTAGAAGAAGCGGTAAGGACTGATTTAATCAAGATTAACTCGACCCGAACTTGTGACGAACTAATGACCTTTATTATAACTGAAAGCGGAAAGGTAGCGGCAGAGAGGAATCACCATGATGATCTCGTTATGAGCCTCGCCCTAGCCGTTCACGCTTATAAAAACCTACTAGATACTACTCCCCTTGAGTACCTATCTTCTACAAATAAAGAACAAAAACCACTAATGCCTAGTAAAAACTATAAGCATAGTTTAAAAACCGCGCATGGTGGATTGGAAGAGGAAGATTTTAAATGGCTGATGAAATAGATGATAAACTAAATGAGAGTGGTTATACCACTTTTGGTGGAACTCAGGCTAGGACTGGGAGTATGTATACTCCTACAGGACCTATTGGTCGCTTCTTTGCTAAATTCTTTGCAACCAAAGCCCAGCTTCCTGCGGCGAGGGCTATTGATAAGGGTATGGTTCATCCTGATACTGGGGATACCGTCATCAACACTGATGTTATTAAAGATCAAGAGGTTGATGGTGGCCCCGCTATGGGAGGAGTTCAGAGAAACCCTATCCTCCCACAGCTAGAGCTTAACAGAAGAAGGCGTTACAAAGAATACGAGGAGATGGATGAGTATCCTGAAATTGGAGCAGCCTTTGATATCTACGCTGACGATTGTACACAGAAAGGCACTCGCTCTGAGCGGTGGACGATTAAATCAGAAAATGATTTAGTTGTTGATGAAGTGACTGCCTTGTTTGAAAGAATTAACCTACACAGATTTTTCTGGGATATTGCTAGAAATACCGTTAAGTATGGAGATTGCTTCACTGAGCTAGTCTTGGATGTTAATAAGCCACAAGAGGGTATTAAGAAAATTAAAATTCTTAATCCTAACTGGATCCTTAGAGTGGAAAATGAGTACGGGTATCTTAAGAAGTTCTTGCAGGAGATCCCCAACCTAGAGTCGCTTCAGTATTCTGAGGTGGGTCAGTCCGATTCAAGCAAACCGATGAAGTACATTGAACTTGACAAGCACCAAATTGTCCATTTCAGACTTCATACTTCAGACCCGATGTTCTACCCTTATGGTAAGTCTATCGCTGCTCTATGTCATCGTGTGTTCCGATCTCTTAAGATGATGGAAGATGCTATGATGATCTATAGACTTTCCCGCGCTCCCGAAAGACGCATCTTTTATGTGGATACAGGCAATCTGCCCACAACCAAGGCTGAAATGTTTATCGAGCGTCTGAAGCAGAAGTTTAAGAAGGAGAAGTATTACAATTCTCCCAAGGGAACGGTTGATGCACGATTCAATCCTATGTCTATGGATGAGGACTTCTTCGTTCCGACTAAGAATGGTAGAGGTACTAAGATCGACACACTTCCTGGAGCAACTAACCTAGGTGAGATTGAGGATGTTAGGTATTACCGAGATAAGCTTCTTGCGGCATTGAAAGTGCCTAAGGACTACATCGTGGAGAAGGACAAATCTCCAGAAAGGAAAGCTAACCTTTCCCAGCTTGATGTTAAATTTGCCAGAACTGTTCAAAGAATCCAGGTCGATATTGAAGCTGGGTTGGAGAGTTTGGCGAAGCGTCACTTGCAATTGCGAGGATTCCCTGCTAGTCTTATTAAAAAATTAAGAATCTCTCTACCTGAGCCTTCTGATATGTCGGCTAAGAGAAAGCTTGATATTGATGAGCAGAAAACTAGAGTTATTCAAGCTGTTCAGGGCTTGGCTCTTTTCTCTAAACAGTCCATCTATAAAGAGTTCTATGATATGACGGAAGAAGAAATTCGTAGAATGGAAGCTGAAATCCAAGAAGATCAGAAAAGGGACTTGGAATTACAGAAGGAACAAGCGGAGATGACCGCACAGGTGGAGGCCGAGGCTGATGCTGGTGGTGCTGGACCTGGGCCTGGAGAGGCTGGAGGACAGGAAGGGGCTGAAAATGCTGCCCCTACTACAAACGAAAACAAGGTTTCTGGCTTAGAAACTTTGAGGGATTCAATTCTAGAAGAGGATAAGAAAGAAGTAATTTCTAGAATAATTGAAAAAGAACAACAAAAAGCACAGATAAAGGCTGGAAACTAGCATATATAAGTTTAGAGTCTAAAAAAACGGAGATAAAAATGTTTGCGAAATTATTTGAAGAAAGAGATAAAACTATTACTCACCTTGTTAAACTAGGTGATTGCATAGCCAGATCATTGCGAGAGAATGTCAGCTTGTTTGCTATTGATAGCAATAACTCACAAGTGTCATATCTAACAGAGAGTGGTAAAGTTATTAGTGGAGAGTTTTCCATTGACAAAGATGTAAAGCTTAATTCTATTAAGGTTCAAGACTCTTCAGTATTTGAAGATGGCGAACAACTAGACACCTTTGTTAATGATAAAATTCACACTTTTATTGAAAGCATTCATTACGGGGAATATTCCTCTGCTGATGATTCCTTCTCTGATGTGTTATCTCTTTGGGAGAATCGTCTTAAGCTGTCAACAGTGCAAGCTAAACTCTACGAGCAATCTAGCAGATTGGCAGATGTTGAGAAGATTATTGAGTCTTCTGAGTTTCAAAAACTCGTTGAGGTCACTCCCCAACTACAAGAGTTCTTAGAGGAAAACTTCGAAAAGATTACTACGGTTCCTGAAGTTAGGAATGCGATTAGCTTATCGAATGCAGTTTCTCAGGCATTCAACTTTCCAAGATTAACTATCGAGGGTCTTCAGGAGAGTAGATCATATACTCTCAAAGATGGAGTTTCCCCTTCTATCTACGATATGGTGTGTCGCCAAGAGTTAGTGAAGCGAGAGCTTATCGAATCTAAGCAAAGCTTTGATACGATTTGGGCTGATAACGCATCTATCCAAAAGCTTACGGGAATGATTTTTGAAAGTGATGAGGTTATTGTTGAGGCTTTATCTGAGGCTCTTCAAGATATTCCTTATCTTGCTTTAGCTTCTAAGAAGAGCTTGTTCAATACCTTCTCTAATTGTCTCACTCATGCAGATGGTATTGGTGTTTCCGATAAGGATATTCAAGGGTTTGCATCACGCATCTTTGAATATAAGAAGGATGTTAAGAAGTCCTTCATCGAAAACATTAACGAGAAGTATGGAGTTAATATCCAAAACCTTCAAAGCCCCGCATCCTTCAAGAGCTTGGCTAATACCCAGGTTGTAATTTTTGAAGCACTCTCTAGATTATCTCCTAAGGGTTCTGTGCTTAAAGAAGTTCTTTCTGAAATGGCCCAAGGTTTGAAAACGAAATCTGGTGTTGAGTGTATTGATGTTAATGAGTATCTCTTAGAGATGTTTGTTGGTGCTGGGTACGATGAGATTCTGGAAGAGGCTGCTACAACCACTAAGGAAAAAGTAGACTTTAAAAGAGTTAGCAAAAGTTCGAAGAGAGGCGTTAAGGATGAAGAATACCCCAGCGATGAAACCTTGGATGATAAGAAGTTAGCGGCTAGTGAGGCTGACGAGACTTCAGATAAAGATACAGAGGTTGAGGCTGCTCCTCCTCCTCCCGAAGATCCTGATGAAGCAGATGATGCTGAAGAGGAAGAAAAAGTTCGCTCCGTTGGAACACAAAAAGATCTCGTTAGCGATATCGGGGATCTTGAAGACATGATAGCCAATATGGCTGCTGAACTTGCTGATGATGATGACGAAAAGGAGGATAACTAATGGATCTTGTAACAGGACAAAGAACTTTTTGTATAGGTGTTTCTGGAGTAGGGATTGTAAATCAGACTATTACACAAGATATTGCTTTTGTTGACTCATCAGGAAATAATATTAATTGCAGTTATTTTAAATTGCAGGTTGCTGGAACGAATCAGTCGAGTAAAGTGCTAGGTGTAGTTGCTGAATTAAGTGGTGTATCTCATGTTGGGGATGCAGTAACTGATTCACTTTCTGCTCTTGGTGGGACTCCTGCCGCAAGTGGTATTTGTGGTATAGGAACTGTTGCTGCATATTTCCAGAAGGGGGAGGAAGTATGGCATGGTAGCAATGGACAAGTTGCTACTGGAGTAAAATTAGTTATTACTAATATTGGTGTAGCCGCTGAT